CACCAGTAGCTGTGCCCGTTGTTGTCATTGCAAAAGATACATAACCTGCGCCAGAAGCCGTCACAACAGCCGAAACATTATAACCAGAAACTGATGAATTTAAGATCGTAATGTTTTGTCCAACTGTATAAATTGGCGTATTAGGCGTTGGATAAGTAACAGTTGCTGTTGTCCCATCACCTGTAATTTGTGTAATTGCCTGTGATGTTGTCATTGGAACGGAAACAAGATCAACCTGCCACAAGTTAACGCCACGATTTGACCAATTTGCTAAAAGCAAGTTGGAAGCCATGCGTGCCGTTTCCATGTGTTCTTGCAGAAGAGCTGTGTTTCTTATCCCTGCCAGATTATAGGCATAAAGCGTCAGCTCACCTAAAGAGGGATTGTAATTGTAAGTGCCGCTTGTAGCCATAACAGCTCCTATTAGAAGGTCGTAGCTGTAGCATTACTGATCAAATAACCACCAGCAAAGATTGACGCAATATATGGTCCGCCTGTGCTTGATTTAATTTGATATTGAATGTCCGTTCCAGCGGGATGAGCGACAGGAACAGTGTACGGAATGTTAAAGATTTGCACAAACGGAGACTGCGCTAACACAGTTGTGTTCCCATTTGTTGTGTAGTTATAACCATTTTCTTGGATAGTTGCACCAAGGTTAAACTTATTATACTCAGCAAACGTCATATATGCGCTGGATGTAAATCCGATTGATGCGTTGGCTTGGATATAAGTAAGATAGAAGGTATAGCCAGCAGGGACTGTGTAAATGGACATTTGTGTTTGTCCGATACCAGCATTGATCTGAGCGTATAATGTGCCGCCAGACGATTTAGCAGTAATATTACCAGCATTAAGTCCATTTGTAACAAACAAACCATTAATACGGAAGTAAGAATTGGTTGTTGTGACAGTTCCAGAACCATTGAGTGTCGCCAGTTCTGAAATGGCATTATAGTTTGCATCCAAGCCGTTAACCTGAACAATCAAGCCAGCATCAGTTGCGCCAGATGCACTCAGCAAAACAAGCTGAATAGCTGATGAGGGATAAACATAAGCGCCGCCTGATTGTGTCAGACCTTCCCAAGTAGGTCCAAGAGCAGTTGATGCAACCTGAGTTGAATAGCCAAAAATCTCAACAGGTTGATGGTACGAGATTAATCCACGACCAACTTGCAATTCGAATGGTTCATGTTTGCCATTTTTGGTGATTGAGTCCCAAACAACGCCTGGTTGAGAAAACGTAGCCATAATTATTTACCTTTCATGCGTGCAACAGCAGCATTATCTACCAGATTTGGGTAAGGTCTGCCAGCAGCTCTTGCGTGCGCTTTAGCCAATTGCACTTTTTTGTGAGTTAAATGTTTCGTGTGATGATCTTTAGGGAGATGCTTTTCCCAGATTGGTTTATCTGTCATTAGCACTTAACTCCCCATTTCTTTAATGCCAAGTTTATTCGGCTATTAGGGTCGTGAGCAGTTTTGGCAGATGTAAGCTTTTCCTTCATCCCACACATTCTTGCCCTAAAGTTTTGATGACGTGGATTATCGCTGTCTTTGGTTGGGGCTTTAAGATGATGACCTTCAGTTCGTGCAGAAGCACGCCCTTTTTCATTTAAGCCACCTGAAGGGTTTTTGCCTTCTTTACGAGTCCATGCTGCTGTCATGCTTGCCTCACTTAGTAAAACGGGGGCGCAATGGCCCCCGTAAATAAGACTACCTTAGGGGGTTATCTTATTCCCATTCCATCTCTTCTTTACGGCCTTTAGGAGCCGTACCCTTGCGGGCTGAAGAAAATGGGTTAGCTTCTACGCCGCCACCGCTCTTACGAGCCTTGCGACCCGCGTGATGCTTTGTATGCTCGCCATGCACTGCGCCAACGTGCTTAACGTGGCCTTCGTGATGGTGCATAACATGACCGCCATGCTTACGCTTTGTGCGACCGCCATGCTTTTTAGCTGACTTTTCTTCAGCTTCTTTCACGACGTTTGAGCCTGCGCCTTCGTACACTTCTTTAGGAGCCATGTCGTGATCAACAGTGCCTCCTGTGTTCTTGTGCTTTTTGCCCATGTGGGCAGCGTGGTGATGTGCTTTATGACCCTTCATTTGAGTCTCCTATCAGGAAGCGTTGTTGATGCCTTGGATATAAGTCACAGTTAATGTGCCTACACCAGAGCCAGTATTTGTTGAAGTAACCTTGATTTGAACGTCAACAGGACCACCTGTTTGGAAGGTGGAGTTGCTGATGTTGTCCCAGTTAGCGATCTGAGCTGTTGTTGAAGGCGTAATAGCCACCAATCCAGCAGATGCCCCGCTTTCTGTAGCTGGTGAAAATGCTGTGGCAGCAGTTGTGCCAGCAGTTGCACCAACGGAGAAAGTGGATGCTACGCCAGTCCAAGCAGTCGTTACCATCATGTTGATGGAAAGAATTTGAGACTGAGCAGGGATCACAATTGTTGTAGCGCCACTTGCTTGTGTCACAACAGCAGATTGTGCCATTACAGCATAACCAGTGTTCGCTGTACCTGTCGTTCCACCGAGAGCGGCAAGGTTTCCCGTACCATCGGAGTGAATGACGTTACCAGCAATCAAAGGACCAGTAAAAGCAGTACCGGGTTGTACGGGGCTGCCATTTGCGTTGGGATAGAACCCACCATTGATGTCTGACATTTGTTTCTCCTTTAAGGAAGTCTCCCCCATTTTAAAGGGGAGACTATGCCATTATCAAGATGTTGGGAACGAACCATAAATGGCACGCCAGTTGTAGTAACCGAAGCTGTAACGCTCATAACCTTTAACCAAGAGGTTATCAGTCACGAAGTCAACTTGCATATCACTTTCGAACTTAACACGTTCCATATATGACAAACCATCAATGTTGGTGAGCAAGAACCAAGCATAAGCAGATGTCAAGAAGTCGTTGACCATGTAACCTTCAGGCAATCCACCTGCGGTTGTCAAGATAGCATTGACATCATTATCTGCTGTGCCTGGGCGCAATTCTGTCTTCACGAGACGGATTGCAACTGGCTCCAACTGTGGAGGTACAATCAATTTACGACCACGAGCAAACACCTTCAGACCAGCTTGGTCACGGAAGTTTGTACGGATAGCGATCATTGCGTTAAGCAATGTAGCTTCGTTCAAGTCAACCTGTGTTGAAGGAGTGTTAGCAACAGTACCACCATCAATTGGGTGGGATGTTGAACAGAGAGCAACGCCGTCACCACCAATTGCAGAATTGTAGGTTGTTGCGGTGTTCAGGATGTTTGCGCCGTAAATTTCCTTGGTTTGCTGGAATGACTCAATCAAGCCAAGGTTTGATGGAGCAAACTGTGTCTTATACAGGTTGTCATCAATTGCCTTACGGGTAATCGCATAGCCAAGAGCAATTTCTGTATGCTCTTGGTTGTAGACATAACGCTCACCTGCGCCGTTATCGAAAGATGTCTGTGCACCTTCTGTCTTGAGCTGTGCAAGCCCAAGGTAACGCATTTCAGCGGTACGTTCCAAAGCAAGCTTTGAGTCATGCTTTGTAAAGATTTTGTCGTACTGAGATGGGATCATCTCGTACTTGCCTTCAATCCCACGGAGACCGGGGAGGAGAAGGTCTTTTATGGCAGAGAGATTAACAGCCATTGGTCCTTACTCCTTAGACGCCAGTGAAGTTGCGTGTAGCAACGTTATTGAAGGCGACAATTGCCCAGTCATAAGCCTGACCATTAGCATAAGCGCCGGGGAAACCAGCAACAACAGGCTGATAAATGCCAACCACTTTGAATGGAGCATTTACGTTATATGTTGCGGTGTTGAGGGTTGTGGTATCGAGATAAGCACCAGAAATGCCGTTTGCGGAATTACCTGTGCCAATAGCGAAGCCGATTGTCGCATTGATGTCAGTTGGGAAAGCAAGACCTGTGCTGTCCGACTGAGCAATAAAGCGAGCATTTGGATCATTGATAATATAGCCAGTCACATAGTTGCCAGAAGCAACATCGCTACCGGGCCAGAAGTTTGACCAAACGATACGCTTTTGTGAAACTGACAAATATTGGCAGCCAACAAAAATACCACCGATGCCGAGAGCGGCAGGTGTTGCACCAGTCGAAGCCGACTGAGCATAAGAACCATCTGATTGTTGTGTTACTGGATCGCCAAAGTAAATGGCTGAAGCATTGTAATCAATAACAACAGCGACTTGCTCGTATGTTGGAGCAGAGCCGTTACCTGTGTATTGACGAAAACCGAAAGGCGCATTTGTGTTCGCCATGACGGGTTCTCCTTCTTACAGGAAAGTCCATCATCGCACGCCGGGGCGACTAAGAACCAAGAAAAATGGGCGACAGGCCCACAGGTTTAGATACATTCCCACGCCGGGGGGAACGATGCAGTTACTGCATATTCTTCTAATAACCCAAAATACATAGCTCTGTCAACTACATATAGTAAGTCAAAAAATTGGCGGGCCTAAACCCGCCAAATTAGTTAATTTTATATTTCTTTTGGTATCGGCATTGGTTCAAAACCTTTATTAATTCTAGGTTTAGCCAAGGCGTGATCACGGGTCATTGTTCCATCAGGAGCCTGTGTGAGCTGCTGCTCTTTCTGACGAACTTGAAGCAATGCGGCACGACGTTCAAGCTGACGGGCCTCAATTGTCAATTCTTCAGGACGCTCCATCAAAATCTGTCCCTTACGCATAATAACGTTTGCAGTCGTACCCTTTGGCATAAGCTCTGGATGACGGCTGGCAGGGACTGGTTCCCAACCCTTATGGGCCAAAGAAACCTGATATGTGGGATCTTCTTGGTTCCAAACAGTGTGACGCTTCCATTCGTAAGTCCAACCATCTGGGATAATGGATGGGTCAATGTAGAACTCATCAGTTCCTTGATCCATGCCATTGAGATGACTACGAATTTCGGCTGCACGACGGGCCGCTCTTGAGCGTGGGTCTTCATCACGCATAGGAGGCCGCATTTCTGCCTTTGTTGGCTTTGCTTCCTCACGTTCCCAAGGAAGTTCGACATCCTCTCGTTCAAATGGGTTAGCTAGAACTTCTTTTGCCTGCTCTAGTGGTTTTTGCCGCACAGGACGACCACGGCGCTTAGGTGCATTTTCCATCTTTTATCTCCTAATTAAGTTTGCCTTCTTTTTGAAGGGCAAGTTTGTTTTTGGCATACTCCTGATCAGTCATGCCCATCATACTGGCTATTTCACGCTCTTGTGATGTTAGACGAACAGTATTTGGTCGTGAACCAGGCGCTGTACCGCTACGGCTAACGGGAGCCGCAGGAGGAGCCTGTTTCCGTTCCACAGGAGTAGGCGATTGGCGCTTTGCCACGGGCTGTGCTGCCTCAGACATTGCATCATCCTCCACATGAGCAGGAGCCTGAACCTGACGTTGGCCCACACCGAGAATTTTTTCGACTTCTGTGAAATATTCATCGGTATCAGCAACAAAGCCATCGGTTGTCACCAAGTTATGAGCGGCAATCATACGCTGCATAAGGCGTTGATCACGAGCAAACTGTGGATGGCGACGCACCCAATCGGCAGAACGTGGGGTTAATTGCGATGCCAATTGCTCCACAGGATCATTTGGTGCGTAATTAAATTTAGGTTCTTCCTGCCGAGGCATATTTTCAAGGCGGTCTCGACCATTTTCAAGCTGTAACAACTTTGCCGAGTTGTTTGACATCATTTGCTGAATGTCAGCCACCTTATCGTAATCGCCCATTTGCATGGCTTCACGATAACTGATCTTCAACATCTCAGTATCACGCTTGACAGTATCAATAGCATTGCGAATGAGGGTCAAATTGGTGTCTTGAACCTCATTTTTAGCCTTATGAGCCGCTAATGCAGCTTCTTTAGCCCGTTTTTCTGCTTCTAAACGATACTGTTTTTCTTGTTCATAAGCTTTTTTCTGCTCTTCTAAGTCAGCTTTAAGCTTTGCGATGCCAATATCTGTGGGAAGTTCACGAACCGCCCCCTTATCATCGTCATCTTCTACTTCAATAACCTGAATTTCCTCTTGTTTCGGCTCTTCAAGGGAAATTTCTGCCTCTGGAAGCTTTTCCTCCAAAGGCATTTCTAGTTGATTGTCTTCATCAGCCATATCAATCTCCTTACCAAACATTATCTGGTTCTGGGATGCGGATGCGAACCAAAGTATCTTCAATTAAACGGCACTCAACGCCATGAATGTTCAATGCCCAGCCATCAGATGGTCGCAAAACAATCCAATCACCAACCTCAACATCCATACCCTTGAACCATTTACCGCTTTCATCCACAAAAGCGTCTGGTCCTTTCTTCAAAACCAACCCAACTTTGCCTTGGAACTTATCTTCATCACGGCTTTGATCCGTAATAATGATGCCTCCCTTAGTCTTTTCTGGGCGGATATAAATCCCCACCAGAAGTTGGTTATTAAAAATCTCAATACCATCTAAGTTACCGATTTTCTTAATAATTTCGTCTCTTGGATCGGTTTGATGAACCATTTTCATGTACGGCATTTTAACCCTCTCTATTGTTGCCACTATTTAGACTGAGCAATACGTTCAGCCTCGTCACACAACTCTAAAGCTGTGCGAAGCCCTGTTATTTTACCAATGTGATGCTTGTAATCTGCGTAGTCTTCCAAGCTCATTCCGTTTGATAAAATATCTAATAACCTATTTATTTCATCCATTATGAGTTTTTTAAGCTCATGTTCATATACACTTGAATACGTTAACATATTTCCACCCTTCCCCTCTAAATGGTGGTTCCCCTCTGTATATACTAGGGTGGCTGATAACAGAGGGGATACCAGCCACCCCGTTTCAATTAGCAGACCGAACCGCTAATTAAATCAATAAG